CTCTTTAGTAAAGAACCATAGTCGGTGACCATTGTGTTCTACCCATGTAACATCTGTTAAGTCACGAGCATCAATAACTAATTTCTTACGAGAAGTAGTCAACCAGTTTTTGCGAGTCTCAGGGTAAGCATAACCTTCACCTACATCAGCTCCTAAAGAACCTTCACCGAAAGCGTTACCAATTACACCTACTACATTTTGTCCAGCTTCTGAAACATCAATATCTGTATCAATGTCATTAAGAGCTTTACCTACAACAGTTTTGTAACCTGAAGCAGCTGTTACTGAAGTAACGTGTAATTGTAATCCTGAAAATAAACGAATGATGTCGTTTTTATTTACCATACATGGATTAGAAGAAGAGTCAGTAATTTTAATTGTGTGATTCTCACCTACAGTAGTTACATCTGTAGTATAATCTTCATGTAATAATTGTTGAGCTCTGTAACGGCCCATAGACTTCCATTCGAAAGAATTGTCACCTAATACTTTTTCACCAGCACCGAAGCTTAGTTTTTCAAGTAAGTAAGTTGTAGTGTATCGAGGATAAAGCTCGATTACTTTTTTTGCAATCTCTGGGTACTTCAATAAGTTCGCTACCAGAGAATTGTCTGCCGTGTTATACGCGGCATCATATTTAGCGGTATATACTCTCATTTTTTCTGAGTGTTTTTAAATTAAAAATTGTTTTATATAAACAATATATAATTATGAACCTAAAAACTTATTCGGGTCAAAGCCTTTGCTTGGAGCCTCAAAACTATTAGAAGAACGATTACCTCTACTTGGAGAAGTAATACCATCCAGGACCTTCGACTTTCCTTGTTCAACGCCTTGCGTTTTAATCATCTTGAAAATCTTTTCCTTGTTTCGCCATAAGAAAGCGGCCTCCGCAACATTGGCATGAGACTCGAAGATGTCTTGGGCGAAATCTCCTTTGGTTATATAACTATACAGTTGTTTCTTGTCTTTCTGAGAAACCTTACCTCCAAAAAACTCTTCTTTATTTTTAATAAAGTCTTGTAAGTCTTTTCGAGATTTTTTAGCGTTCTCATCTTTTTGCTTTTCCGCTTGTACTTTTTCGTTTCGCAATCTATCCTTTTCTGTATGGATATGCTTTGTTAATTGCTGACGAATTAAAGTTGCTTCTCTTTTTAATAATCCTGCATCTGACAATCTATCTATAGTATCATCTATAGCTTCATCATCATACTTTGATGCTCTCATATCAGCGATAACTAAATCTTTATCAGAAAGCTCTAAAAACCCGTTAAGATTTTTAATAGTATCATTATCGCTAACCTGAGGTTTCATAGCATCCTGCACTTTTGCTATAAACTCTTCTTTACTTGCCGCTTCAATCCCCGCTTCTTTACTTAAACCTTCCCAGTCAAATTCTTCTGCTGAAGGTTCTTCTTTAGTTTCAGCTACTGTTTCTTCCTCATCATCCCAATCATCAACTTCTTCAGTCTTCTCTTCTGTTTTGGTGTCATCAGTTTTTGCGTCCACTTGGGTATCAGTCTCGACTGAATCCCACGAAAAGTCGCCTTCGCTCTCTGTTTCGCTTTCTGATTTGGTATTATCTTCTGATGTAACCTCTTGAGGTTGTTCTTCATTCGTTAAAGATTCTACTTTTTCAGCAGCTTCTCCATCAAGAAATGCTGTTGGGTCAAAGCCCTCTTGTTTTGTTTCTTCAGTGGATTCTACCACTTCTTCAATAATTTTGCTTTCTTCTGCCATTTTATTTTGCTTTTATGTTTACAAAGATATTACTTTTTTTGAACACTTTTTTTCGACTCCATTTTAAGTGCATGCTCATTATCTTTTTCTTTTTGTTGAGAGCCAAAATCTGCTTTAACTTTTTCTAAGTTAAGTTTATTCTTTTCCCTAGTATCATCAATATCTCTATGAGCGTCAGATGCAATCTCTTGAGCAGCAACTCTAGCCTCCGCATTAATTTGTGCAACTTTAATTCTACCTTCAATATCCATTTGTTTAAGTTGAGTTTCAGCTTGAGTTTGTTGTGCTTGAGCTTCAGCAGCAGCTTGTTGTTGTTGCATTGCAGATTGTTGTGCTTGAGCCTGTTGGTCTTTCATAGCATCAATACCTTGCTCTAAAACAACTTGAGCTTCAGTCATAGTATCAGCTTTCATAACTTTAAGAGCATCAAGTAAACTAATTGTACCTGATTGAAGCGCTGCTTGTGACATTTGTTGAACAGCTTGTTTAAGAGCGTCATCTTTACCTGAGTCACCTATAAATATTCCATAATCATTTAATGAAACATCAGGCATAATGTTTAGCATCTTATAACCTGCATCTCCAAAAACAAACGCTGCTTTCTTTCCTCCTGCCCAAGCTATCTTCATTAAATTAGCTAATTTGTTAAATACTTTTTTCTTAACCTCATTGTGAGTGTAAAACCAAGAACCTGTAGATATAGAAGACTGAGAAACAGAACGCTGTACATTACCTACATATTCGTATTGTTCTACTGCTCCTTCTCTTTGTGGTGATACTCCTGATATTTGACCAGCAGTTTGTTCTAACATCATTTTAAGGTTAATAAGCTGTTGAACAGATTGAGATAAAGTAAAATCTATTTGTTGAAACTGATTAAAAGATGCTGTATCTCCTCCTTCATCTCTTGAATTAATTGGTATAATACCATCATTCTTTAAATGATACATAACCTCTTGCATATCCATTCCAATATTAGAAGGCATTTGAGATACATCATATACAACTGCTTTACCACCAGAACGAGCAAGAGCAAGTTCAATGTGATACATAACAATATTATAAAGCATTTGCACGTGTCTTAATATATCTACTAAACTTGTAGGTTTACCTGTTGTATGATTATATACAACTCCTACATAAGATAAAGATGTGCTACCAGCATCGTCCACAGACCTAATCTGATTCGGGCGTCTTCGACAATTAACCAATATTTTACCGCCAATCTTTGTACCTTCCCATATATCATCAACGCATTTTGTTTCAATTTTTTCTCCTTTTCTTTTTTTGTATTTATCACCTACAGCCTTTTTAAATGGTTGCTCTGGATTAAATTTATTTTCAGAAATTTTAAATTTAAGAGCTTTAATTGATTTCCATTCAGCAGATATAACTCTTACCTTAACAGTTTTAGAGTGGTCTATCTCAACCCAGTTAAACACTCCGTTCCATCTATCTATATTGTCAGATGTTGTTTGTCGCATATCTTCAAGTTCACGAACATCATCTTCATCTAACTGGTCTCTAAACTCATCTATAACTTCATTTACAGTAAGCCATCTTTCTTCACCAGCCCATTGTGCGTTATCTAAATAATCAGAATCTATAGATTTATCAAAAACAAAAGTACGAGGGTCAACTCTTCTTACATAAGGGTCGCCATCTTTTACATATATTTTATAAAACTCCTTAGCAGTTACAAGAAGGTCTCTCATTCCTTCTCTAAACATATGTTTAAGTTGGTATCTTTGA